CGCGGCCGACTCCGGTGCTCTGCGTGGCCACGCATCAAGGGTAGGCGGTACCCCAGCACAGACCACGCGCCCATCGCGCACGGCATGGGTCGTTTTCGCCGACCCGCGCCCAGATTTTGACCCACCCCGGTCAAGGCCGGGGCGGGGTCAGGGTCGCTGCTCGGTCGCGCCTCGACGCGAGTTGCAGCTGCGATGGGCGGCCGCGAGCACGTCGGACTCGGGACCGAAGACATGATCGGCGGTGAACGGGTCGCCCTCTCGTGGGCCTTCGCCGCAGATGTGGCAGTGGGTTGCGGTCTCCCTCACGAGTCGAGCACGTTCCGGGTAGTCGCCGCGATAGTGAGGTCGGCTGGCGTTCCTGATTGCTTCACGCTTGCCGGCGCAGACCGGGCAGCGAGTCGGCTCGGTGGTGAGTCGACGACATTCGATGCAGGGTCGGCGAATAGGCATGGGTTGATGTTAGGGACAACCTGATTCGTGAGACAGGACACGGGTGTTACTACGTAACACACCCGTGTCCCTTTGTCTGGCAACGGTTTCAGTTCCGTGTCCCGTGTACGTGTCCCCGATTTCGGGGTTAGTTGAGTGGGTCTCTTAGGCGGTTTTGAGTGATGGCTCGGAGGGCTGGGCCCCACTGGTCGTTGCGGGCTTTGATGCCAGCCTGACGTGCCTGCCGGCGGAAGGCTTGGCTGTTCTGTTGCTTGTCGCCTGGCTTGAGGCCGAGGGCGGTCATGAGTCGGCGTGCGAGGTCGTAGGTGTCTTCGGTGAAGGTTTCTAGTTCTTCTTTGAGGCGGATGGGTTTGTGGTCGTCCTCGAGCTGCTCCTCTACGAGTTCGACGGTGGTGGGTGCCCAGCCGATGCGTGAGAAGAGTCGGGTGAGGGTGATGGTGTGGCCGTCGCGTTGGAGGTGGTAGACGATGTCGACGTCGTCGTTCTTGGCTGATGATCCGCGTTGGCCTTGGGTCTTGCCTTTGTCTTTGCCTGCGTGGTCGGTGCGTAGGAGGGCGACGCCTGCGGCTTTGAGGCTGAGTCCGGTTGTCCTGGCGAACTCGCGGTAGGTGTCTGCGGAGTTCTCTTCGCCTTCTACGGCTCGGCCGGTGGTGTCGATGACGACGACTTGGGCTCCTGTGAGCTCTACCATTTTCATGACTTGGGCTGCGCCTTCGTAGGTGTTGAGTGGTGGCAGCGAGGGAATCAACGCATAGTGCAGGTGTGACAGGTCGTCTTCGTTGGTGTAGCCGAGTGTCTCGAGGCGTTCCATGAGGTCTGATGCGGTCATTTCGTAGTCGAGGTAGAGGACGTGGACTTTGTCTTGGGCTGGTCGGCCGAAGATGGGTTTGCCTGTGGCGAGGGCTGCGGTGCAGGCGAGGGCGATGTAGGACTTGCCTTCTTTGCTGACGGCGAAGAGTGCGGTTTGTCTGCCGCGTGCGATGAGTGGGTAGGCGATCCAGTCTTCTGATTTGTGGTCTTGGTTCCAGAAGTCTTGCCAGTTGATGAGTTGTTCGAGGAGTTCGTGGGTGGTGGCGGTGGTGGGTGTGGGGTTGGTGCCGAGGTAGGCGGCGCTGGCTTTTTTCCAGTCTCCGCCGTGGCGGGTTTGTGCGTAGTAGCCGAAGCGTGAGTATCCGCCGGGTGGGATGGGTGCGTTGGTGGAGAAGACGATGAGTGCGTCGTTGCCGTTGTGGTTGACGCTGGCGCTGATGCCGCGGTCTTTGCCTGGGCGGGTGTAGTAGTCGGTGCCGTTGTGCTGGTAGGCGTGCCGCCATCCGTCGGCGGTGAGGAGTGAGTGCCAATCGTGTGAGGCGTTGTAGCGGGTGGAGGGAAGGTTGGGGTCGTCGCGGAGTCCGTCGAGGTCGTGTGGTTGGTGGCGATCTATCTTCGGCTCTACCGTCAAGCGTTGGATGAGCCAGTCGGGTGCGTAGGCGGGTGCCGTGTTGAAGCCGTGTTCTACGTCTTCGACGTAGGGTTTGCCGTTGGGGTGGATGGTTGGTGGTGCGAGGACTTGTCCGCCTTCGCCTCTGATGTCGAGTCCTGGGCCGAGTCGTTTGCCTGCGTCGTTGCGGACGTTGATGTTGGCTCGGAAGTAGAGGTGGCGGCCGCCTGATCCGGTGTGGACGGTGACGGTGTCGGGTAGTGGGCCGTGTTCTGCTTCGAGGTCGGTGAGTGTGTCGGAGCCTCGGTGTTGTTCGCGGTCGTCGATGTCGAGGACGAACATGTAGCTGTTGGTGACTTTGCCGGTGGCGATGCCGACACCCCAGCCTTTGTAGTGGGTGGTGAACCATTCGGTGATGACGGTCGGGTCGGTGGTGGCTTTGGTTTGCCACGCGTCGATGCCCGAGGGATACTTCTCGCCTGGTGCGATGGGTATGACGCGGATGCCGCGTGCGGCGTATGACAGAGCGTGCTCGAGCACGTTCATGGCGGGTCTCCCTGGATTGTTAGTAGTAGGTATTTTAGGTTATTCAGTCAGTGCGTTGATTCTCTGATGCCAGATTCGATGGTGTATTTCGCAGTAGGGAATCAAAGGCCAGTTGTCTGCATCATCGAAGAACTGGCGCGGTGAAGAATGATGATCGTGAACATTCTGGTACGGATGTTCGCAATCCTTGTAGGCACATTTGTTTCGTTGACAAATGTGACAACCATACCCAAAACAGTTTCGGCAAGTTCTGTCTTCTACGACAGTGCAGTATCTCAACAGCTCATGCTTGCGTAAGCTTTTGCCTCCGTCCCGCTCGTAGCAAGACAAGCACTGCCAGTCGATTGCGCTCACCCAGCGTGTTGAGATTCGATAGATGAATCTTCCACGTGTGGGAGTAAGGCAATGAGTGCAGAACCGGAACCGTCTATCTTCAACGTCTGGCGGCATTGACAAGTTCCAGTACGGCATTCCGTTTTCGTCGCAGATAGGCATACCTCGTTCGTTGCAGCCATGTGTTTCCCAAAAACGAACACCATCAAACTCTCGATAATCAAATCCTTCAGGCAGGTCTGGTGTTCTCACGGCGTTCGGCCTCGAATCTTGTGTAGCCATTCCGTGTACTGCTGTTCGCTGAGCCAGTCAAATCCGTTCCAGGCGTACTGCGGTTGTTTGGCGGTGTCGTTGATCGGGATGATGCGAAAGAACGCTGGTGTGTCGATGGTGGCTTCTTTCCAGAGTTTGCCGGTGTCGGTGTCGTAGTAGTACTGCACGATGAAGAACGGTACGTTGGCACGGTCGGCGAGGTTGATGATGGCTTGGATGCTGGCGTCGATGCGCACCGCGCCGTTGAGGTGACGGTACTCGATCAGCGCTTTGGCGACCCGCTGGTCGTATTCGACCATGAGGAAGTCGATGTCGGCTGCGGGCACGTTGTATCCCCAGGTGCGGTGTTTGGCGCTGAGGATGGCGTCTCGTTTGAAGTGTCGTTCATTTGCGGTCATTGCGTTTCTCCTGTTTGGAAGTGAGTGGTAGGTCGAACCATTCGGGCCAGATTTGGCATGGGTGTTTGCCGAGCTTTACGGCTAGGCGGTCGGCGGTGTACGGGTCGAGTAGGCACTTGCCGTTGCGCCATCGTTGGATGGTGGCGCGGGTGACGCCGAGGTGTTCCGCGATGATGCTCGCCCAGGTGCCCTCCTCGAATTGGTCGAGAAGGGCACCGGCTGGCAGGCAACGTTTGCGGTCTTTACCTCGAGGCATCAGTCCCAGTCTCGTGAGAGTGCCTCGGTTTCGTACACTTCGTCGCCCCACAGCTCTCTGAAGAACTGTTCGACGGTTTGTTCGCGCATGGCGGCGACCTTGGCGACGGGCACGGTGATGCGGCGGTATTCGCTGACTGCCGTCACCGTGGTGATGTCTGCCGGGTCGATGTTGGTTTCTTCGATGAAGCATTGCATCGCCTGGTCGACTTGGCTGCCGGCTGCGGCGATGATGATGTCGCCCGGTGTGTCGTCGTCGTAGTCGACGCGGGTGACACCCAACGCGCCGTTGGCGTGGAGGATGTAGATGTTTCGTTTCATTGCTGTTTCTCCTTGAGTAGTCGGTTGGCGATGTTGAGTGCGAAGGCGAAGCCGAGGAAGAACATGGTCATTGAGGGTTCTCCTGATCGGGATTCAGCGGGTAGAACGGTTCGCAGTTGACGATGCGCCACGTCTGGATTTTCTGTTCGTTGTCTGCTCGGCGGCGTGCAGCCTTCTTCGCTTTGGGTGCGTTGAATGCCTGTCGGCCTCTGGCTGCGTGGTAATCCTGCAACGCCCACCAGACGTTGTCGAATCCTCCGTGTACCAGTGCTGAGTACAGCTTGTCCGCAAGTTGCATTTCGCCCGCGAGTTGGCGGCGCAACTCTCGGTCTTTCTGACGTTCCAACGGTGTCATCGTGACTCCTTGGTTTGGCATGCTTCGGGCATGCTCCGTTCTCACCGGCGGGCGAGGTGGAATCAAGGTAGCAGAAGAACCGCGCTCAGGCGTGCACGTCGCCAATCTTTTTTTCAAGCATGTCGGCGGGCGGTGTATGCCGGGTGCATTGCGGTGCGGCTGACGGTGTGATGTGAAGGGTTATTTTATTTTCACATCGTGGGCAGTGCCACGTCACTCGTCGGTCTGGTCGTCTTCTTCTCGTATCCATGCTTTGGCAATCTTGGTTTTCTGGATGTGCGACACGGCTTCGCAGAGGCCGATGGTTTCGGCTGCGGTCTGGTTCGGTGACGCTTGGACGAGGAACTGTTGTTCGCCGACTTCGTCTTCGACGATGGCGATGCAGATGTAGCGGATGCACCAGCCGTTGCCTTGGGCGTTGATGTATTGCTCGATGAAGTCAGTCTTCTTCGTCATCGCCACCGTCGCAGCATGGTTTGGTGGGGACGGGTTCGCAGCCGCATGGTTTGGTTGGGTCGTTGGGGTTCATGTTGGTCTCCATCCAAGGTTGGCTGGTGGCGATGTAGATGTCAATGCCGTTGTGTTCGCCGTGTGGTTCGAGTACGCCTCGGCCGACTTGGATGGCGATCCATTCGTCGAAGGTGAGTTTCATCTGCGTTCGAGGCTAATCGGCGGCGACCAGGACGCTTCCCAATGTCTGCCCGGTTTGAAGCCGAGGGTGATGCGGCCTTCTTCGTCGAGCATGACGAGGATGTAGACGCCGCCGGTGCGGTAGGCGTTCATGATGTCGGTGGCGTCGATGGAGCCGACCCAGCGTGCGTAGCCGTCGTGGTCGGCCATGACGGTGACGAACTTGGGTGTGAGGTAGTCGGTGTCTGGTGTGGTCATGTTGGTTAGTCGATGCCGTGGCGTGTGTTGAGGTTGTCTTCGATGCGTTGGTGGACCATGGCGAGGCAGCCGAGGTAGCCGGCTGCGTCAACGACGGTGTCGCGTTTCCATGTGTCGTTCTCGAGGTTGGTGGAGAGGCGTGCCATCTTGACGCAGATCATGAAGGTGACTGCTTGTTTGACGCTGAGCATCACACCGGTCATGGTGTAGAAGAGTTCTCGGACTTTGTAGTAGTCGTCGAACGGGTGTGAGTATTCGGCTTGGCGTGGCCCGGTGATGAGGTCGTGGGCTTCGGTGAGGATGTCTGCGCCGTCGGTCATAGTTCGACGCCTTGGGCGATGTGGAGACGTAGCCGGCTGATCGTGGCTTCGAGGACTTCGACGTGTTTCTTGTAGGCGTCGAGTTCGTGCAGGGCGGCGTTGAGGCTGTCTTGGAGGTTGTCGCGGATGTCGGTGACGCCTTCGAGGGCGGTGGAGAGTTCGGCGATGCGAAGCTGGGCTTCTTCGTTCATCTGCCGAAGCATGTCTGGGTCGTAGGTCATTTCTTGTTCCTCCTGGCTAGTTCTGTCTTGAGTGCTTTGATTGCCGCCTCGAGCCGGTCGACGTCGGTCGGGCCGACGAAGACTCGTTCTAGGAACTCGATGGCGTCCTTGAGTTCTTGTTTGGTCACGGGTAGTTGCGGTCCCGTCCTGGCTCACGCAGGGCGAGCCAGGACAGGCATGCGACGATCAGCGCCACGAAGATGACGCCGAGCGGCATGTGTTACCACATCTCCTTCGAGTCGTCCTGCTTGGCGGGTTCGACTTTGGCGGCGTAGAGCTTCGGTGCGTTGAACGCGGCCGACTTCTTCTCTCCGTCACCGGTGTACTTCACCGCGAGGGTCGCCCCGACGAGCGTGGAGACGCCCGCCTTTTCGGCTGCTTCGCGGATGGCTTTCACCATCTGGCCTCGCACCCACAGGTTGGCTGCGCCGGTCGGCTGGTCGAGCGTGAAGACGAAGACGTAGCGAGGGTCGCCGTTGTCGTAGGTCTTTGCGTTGCCCGCCGGGTCGCGGTCTTCCAGTTTGGTCACCGCGGTGACGACGCCCGAGTGGACGTCACCGACCTTGGTGAACTTGAGTGCGGGCAGTTTGGGTCCGCCTGCGGTTGATTGCATGAACTCATCGGTCATGATGATGCTCCTTGATGGTGTAGTGGTTGCTTTCTGGGATGTATTCCAACTCGACCCGATTCGCGTAGATGTCTTGGAACGTCGACCAAACTCGTTCGGCGTCGATCCATGACAAATCCGCCAGGGCGAATCCTGCACTGGGGTAGTGCTTCCCGGTGCGAAGCGTGCAGATGCTTCTCACCAGGTCTTTGTCGATGTGGCCTTCTTGTTCGGCCACTTCGAGAAGTATGCGTGCGATGCCGACGCGGCGTTCGGTCGGCGGTGTCATGCTGATCGCACCGAACGCTTCGTCGGAGATGTCTCGTATCTCGGCTTGGCATTCGGGGTTGATGAGCTTGAACCGTTGTTTGAGTACGGCGACGTCGGAGTCGGCGACGAGGTGTCCTTCGAGGGCGCTCACTTCTTCACCGCCTTCTTCTTGACCGCCGGCTTCTTCTTGATCGGCAGCGGGTCGGGGTCGGGCATGAACGGTGCCGAGTGTTCGGTCTCGAGTTCGATGATGCGTGCGAGCAGCACGTCGAGCTGCGTCTCGTTCATGTCGGGGAGTTTGACGCCAGGTACGGGCCACGTCTTTTTCAACACTTCCCGTGCGGCGACGGGCAGGTTCTGGATGCGTGCGAGTGCGTCGCTTTGGTTGAGGTCGGCAGAGGCGGCGACTCCAGTTGTGGGCGGAACTCCGTCTGTGGCCGCCGCCTCCGCATGCACTTTGATGTGCAGGTCTTTTCGTTTCCGCCAGGCGCGAACATCCATCGCCATCTTGGCAGCCTCCCACCCGGCAACCAAATCAAGTTCGTAGAGGTCGAACTTCGCCTGCCCAGCTGGGAGGTGGATGATGACGCCGCGGGTCTTGTCGAGCTCGGGCATCGGGAGTCGTTCCTTGGTGCGCCAGTCGTAGATGTATTCGGCGTTGGCGTACATCGCCATTTGGACTGCGATGGCGTTGATTGCATAGTCGATGTTGCCGGTCTTCAGGTCGAAGATTTGTTTGCGTTTGCGTGTGCGGAATCGGGCGATGCGGTCGGCGGTGCCCGCGTACTCGTACTTCTCGTTGACGAGCAGCACTTCGATGAGGCGCGGGTCGAGGATGACACCGTGCCTGGTCATGCCTGCGGTGTAGGCGTCGACGTCGCCTTGCAGACCGGGCAGGACGGCTGGTTTGTGGCCGAGGTCGATTGCCTGGGTGAGTTGGTGGAGTGCGGTGCCGATGTTCGCTTTGCTTGACGCGCCTGCTGCTTCGATTGCTTGTTGCACGATGCGGTCGAGTGACTGTTTGTCATCGAGGCATGTTGACGCTGCGACGAGCAGGTCGTTGCGGTGCACGAGTCCTGTCGCAGTCATGCGACCTTTCCATGCGGTGAGTGCGCCTTCGTCGTCGAGACATTTGGCGATCGTGGTGACGCGGGTGAACGACGTCTGTTTGCCGCTCGTGGTGGTGATGAGGTAGCGACCCCATCGGTCTTTGGGTGCTTCGGCGGTCGTGAACTCGTCGGCGTTTGTCATGTGGCTGGCGGGCCTTTCCTTGTTGTGGGCTTATCGGGATTGAAGGGTACCTTAGCGGGGCGGTGTAGGGCGGTCAAGCATAGCGAGCAGTTCCGCCCAAATCTTTGCGGGCATGACGGCGTACCAGTCGTCGACGTCTTGGCTGCCGCGACGTTTGATGATGACCGCACCGGTCCACGCCCGTGCGTTGCCCATCTCGTTCGCAAGCTCTTTCAGGTAGCCGGGCAGGTCGATTTTCTTCTCGGCTTTGACTTCGATGCAGACGCCTGGCAGGCCGTCAATGTCGCCGCGGTCGTCGGTCCAACCGGCACGACTACGTTCGGCATTCACCCATCCGTACTTTCGTAGCCATTTGGCTACTAAAAGCTCGGCTGCGTTGCCTTTGCGTTTATTGGGATGCGCCATGAACCTTGAGCCTACGACGCCGACGCGCTTCTCTCGTCCGCTCTTTAGTAGTGAGACCACCCCAGATGCCGATCTCTTCATGTTCGATGGCATGCTCGAGGCATTGTATGCGCACCGGGCATCGGTTGCAGTACGTCTTGGCTTCGATGACGAGACGCCTGACGCCTTCCTCGAAGAAGACGTCGCCCGACACCCCGTAGCAGAGTGCGTGTTCGTGCCAGCGTGGTTTGCGTAGGACGAAGACGTTGTCTTCGTTGTACCAACTAGAAACGGTTTCGGTCACGACGCTTCAACATCTCTCGAATCTTGTCTGCGTCACGCTGCTGGAAGTGTTGCGACCAGATGCGCACCGATTGCACGAAGCAGATGACGAGCACGGCTGCGAACAGTACGAGCTCCCATGTTGCGTAGGTGTCGTCGGGGTTCTCGGGTCCGGTCATCCAGAGTCCGATCCACGCGGCGGTGAAGCCGGTGAGTATCCAGAGTTTGTGTATGGGTTTCATTGTCCCTCCTTTGGGATAATCGCACCTTAGGGCATCACGGTTGCAGGGTGGTGGATGCCTTGCGCCAGGTGGTCCACTGTTTCCAGCCGCCTGCCTGCCAGATGGCGAGAGCTGCCCTGGCCGATGTCTCGGGGTCGAGCAGGTCTTCGCAGCGTTTCACTATTTGCATGGCTTGCAGATAGCCGTCGGGCCAATAGCGGTTGGGTCGGCACCACGACTTGGTGTGGATTTGCCAGGCGGACCATGAGACCTGGTTATCCCCGCGGACAGAGTTGAGGCAACGGGACTCGAAGTAGGTCACCGCCCCGACCATTGGGAGTTCTGCTTCGGGCCAGCCGACGTCGCGGGCGACGTCAATCCAACCGGGGCAGGATTCGCCTTCAGCGACCTCCAGAGGCCGTCTCTGCGGTTCTGGGGCTTGGGTGATGGTTGTGGTGGCTCGAGGCTTCTGCGGGGCTGTAATCGCTTCTGGTGCGGTCTGCGGGGCTTCCACTGCCATCGCTGGCATGAGCCCGAAGAAGGCGGCCAAGGTAAGAATCAGGGCCGCTGTGGTGGTTCTCATGAGGGTCTCCGTTCGTGGATGTGACCGCACCAGCCAAGGAGGAAACTGGTGCGGGGCGGTCAACCCGTGACGCCCGCCGAGGCCGAGGACCTGCCGTCATCGAGCCTAGTGGACGCCTCCTTGTGGAATCCAAGATTCACCCTAGCGGTTGATGAGTTTCACTCCTACGACCATTCCGACGGGTATGTGGGCGACGGAATCAACCTGATCGGTGCCCTCGATGCGGGTCTGGTAGAGGGTCACGTGGTCGGGTTTGCCGCCTTCGTGGGTGGGGATAAGCCAGCCGACGCTGT